GATGCAACAACCATTGAGCCGGCGGGGTTGCTCTGCAGTGGCGTGTGCATGGCGTCTTGGTTGCCCTTGAACTGATTAGATAATGCCGTTACCTGCGCAGCCCCGCCTTTCGTGGTCATCATGTGAGCGTATTTGCGGTACGCAGCAACTACCGCGCCGTAATCTTCGAGGAATTGTGCATGTGCTTGAGCCCACGGTCTTGCAGCGGTGAGTTCTGATAGAGCCCATTTCTGCTTCAGGGATTTCGCCGTGTGCATGTGATAGACGATGATCTCTGGCTCGACTTTGAACAGTGCCCCAGAAGGCGCTTTGATTTCAGCCTCCGGGGAATCGTTGAAAATTGACGGGTATGCCTTCTGTCGCATCTCTCCTGATTCCGTAGTCCATGACCGGCAGTAATACATGGGTTTATCAGCATCGTCCGGATCGCTTATGATATCGACGATCTCATATGAGGAGATAACCCGGACCCCAACGGGATCAGAATACATATGGATTGCCGGATAGATGTTTCCGCCTTTCTGCAGTTCGTGGTCAATTTCCCGGATCGCCTGCTTGCTGAAGAATGCGTTTTTGTTGAGTGGATCTTTGGTGACGGCGTCAATAATGGCTTGATTCGCGTCAACTTCCGAGGAGATATTAAATTGTTTGGCAAACGTCCACCGGGTTTTTACATTGACGGCGGCTTTGATGAGCGGGTTGAAAATATAGGCGAACGTTGCGAGGTCGTGATACATATCGATATCACTTTTCTGGATTCTGCGCATTGCCTCAATCGTTGCGCCATTGGCCAGCACCCACCCGCGATCCCGCTGCAATCTAAATGACCAATCTGTGCCAGCTGACTCNGATAGGGGAATACTGCCGTCTTTCATGCCCTCAACTGTGCGCTCTAATTTGGTGATATCACCCCGGGTCGTTCGCAACATCTCTTGTGCCTGTTCGAGTGTGGTTCCGAGCGCTGATAGTTTGCCGCCCGTGAGTGCATCGGCTACCTGTTCGCGGATCATCCTGACACCTTCGCCTTTGCCAGCATATCACTCCATAGGGTTGAGGATTGCACCGTCAATAGTCGCAGATAGGACGATTCCGGCATCTTCAGTGTAACCATCCCATTCTCTGATTCAATCACGGTCTTTGTGATCATCAACCTGCGAACAACATCTGCTAATGATTCCTGCGGGTTCTCTTTCAGGCCTTCCAGCGTTGCTTTGAGTTCCGGGGATATCCGCATTGTAGTCCCTGCCGGTTCCGGTTCTTGTTTTATAGTCTGTTTATTTTGTGCCATTTTACACCTTTTCCGCTGATTGCAATGTGGATATTACGACGTTCTCCATACCTCGCAATCGCCCTAATCTTTCAATTAGTTGTTCATCGTTGATAGCGTTTGATTTGTGTTTTGACATGATACCAGTAACAAGTCTTGAGAAGTGTTCTTTAACTTCATCGTGTAAATGTGCCATCATAAAATAACCTCGTTCCGGGCTCTAATAATCGAAATCGCCGGGGTTTTCTTGTTAGAATCCATAATCATCATCGTAGTAACCTCGTTAGATTTCATAGTCATCATGCATTACATAAACCTGTTGCAGTGGTTTCTGTTCTTCAACAGGTTTTATCCCATCCACATAACAAACGAGATACCGGGCCGGATCCATCCCATGATCATTCTCCTTCAATGGGGCTTCTTTGTTTAGTTTACCGTCCTTCGTGGGAATCCAGATATACGATTCGATCTCCTGCTCTGTGCATATGGGTTTCTTGTCGTTAATTAAGATAGGATCGGCTTCAACCAGTGCCCCGGCCATGATAAATAGACGGGGTTTCCCATCCCCTGCCTTTCTCAATCGGGTTTGGAATGCCTGAATACCCAGAGATACCGCTTTCATTGCGGCGATAGTAGGGATGCCATACCGCTCAAGGGTTGCTCTGTCCTCTGCGTCGTGATCGGCGATGGTTGCTTGTATCTGTTCTCCTTGTGAAAGTTGGTTAATCTGCCGGGCGTGATCCTCAACCAGTCGGTGCGTCATGTAGATTTCGCGGTATAGGTATAGCCTGCCGTCCGGGTCCATCGCCCACCATTGGCATACAAAAGGATTGGTATACCCGAAATCTATCGCCCTGAACCGTACCCAATCTACCGGGATCGGGAATGAGTTAATAATATGAACTTCCCGGTCGAAATCCTCATAAATCACGCCCTCAGCTGCTGCCCATTTCCCGAGCCGTAACCGGAGATATCGAACGCCTGTCAGATTATCAAGCACCGTTAAGGAGCGTGTGCCCTGCTCTGTGATCTGATGAGTGACCGGATCAAAAAGAGTGGGATTATCTTCATGCCGGGATTCGATGAAGGTTAACCGCCCTTTCTCAGCTCGTGCCCGTATCCAGTGCATCGGTGCGCCTGGGTTGCAGTCTGCCATCACTTGAGCGTATGGCATATTTCCCGCCCGGCCTGTGGTTCTGGTTGTGATAATCTCCCAATCGTTTAAAGTGAGTTCTTCCGCCTGATTAATATAAACGATATCCCATTCAGAAGAGAGTACCTTATCCGGGACGTCCATCCCGCCCAAATAAATATGACTGCCATTCGGGTACCGGTATCCCTCGACATGCTCCCCTCCAAGTTTCTGGACGGGGGTTTTCCGCTGGTCAAATCTGCCGGTTTCCGGATCCCATGCACCGAGCACCTTTCTTTCAAATGTTAAGAGTACGGATGTTTTCAGGCTCTTGTATGTTTTACGGACTATGATTGCCTGTGCTCCTGGATACTTCCACATGAGAGCATCCAGTTTTTCTAATGCGGTGCGGGTCTTTCCCGTTTCTGCCGGACCGCTAATAATGACTTCCGGGTCTTTGCATTTCCAAAGGGTTAAGCCGCCCCCGTACTGCTGAAACGCTTGTTTTGCTCCTGCAGGGAGTTCCAGAATAGTATAGGGAGGTATTGCCATTGCCATACTCATAATTCATCCATACTACCAGCACGAAGGATCTTTACGGTTAATGGCGCACCGTCTTTGCCCGTGATCTCCTGCTCGTGTTTATCTCTCCAGTCTTTCGGCTGCCGGTTCTTGAGCCAGAAGATCATCGCAGTTGGATCCGGTGGGATCTCATCTTCACTCATTTCTTTTCTTTTTGCCGTTACCCGCCACTCTCTCCCGTCCCCATCCGTCTCTATTCGTTCATCACCGATCTGAATTATCCGTGTTTTCCTGATTTTCATGCCTTTTGCCCGGCTTAACAGTGATCGCACAACCTCATCATCTGTTATTTCCTTCCCTGTTTTTATGGCACTCAGAAAATCAGGATATTTGAATTTCCATGTGTCAAATGTGGCTGTGCTGATATTGAGTGCTTCGGCGATCTGCTCGTTTGTGGCTCCGAGTTCTGCCAGTTCATGAGCTTGTTTATTGTGTTTAGTCGGGTTATATACGGACGGTCTACCTAGTTTTTTCTTTTTATCCGGCGATTTCTTTTTGGTCATTTAAAAGAGAGAGGGTTTTTTGGGTATTAAAGGTATTGATAAAAATAGTTAGTTTTTATTGTTGAACTCTCTCATTAAAATTTCTACTTGTTTGCCGATTTTGAATCCTTTTGTTTGGCAGATTTCCCGGAACTTATCATATACTTCTTTTTCAATTCCGAGATTGGCGTATGCTGTTTCAGACATTGAGATACTTCCTGAGGTCATTTTTCACGTAGATATCATTTCCAAACGAACCGATCAGATCGATGGCCTGCTGTGCAAACACTTTCCAGTCGACCGCTTTTGATTCGTCCATATAATTGAGTTTGCCAACTTTGTAGAGATCGACAAACTCATGAGTCTGGCGGATCAGTTCAAACGTCTGAACCGGGTCAAATACTGGCTCAAGGGATACCCATGTTTTAATTCCGAGTTCGTGCGCACGCTTTAGAGCTGCGATCCGTTCGGAGGTTGGGGCTGCTCCGGGCTCGTATTTCTGCCGTTGTGATTTATCGGTGAATACGAGCGTTGCTGCNTAGGTG